CTTACGTTGGTTCTGATGATGCAACTATCAAAGTCGGTGGTGATTATGCACATCAATTTGTTGCTTCTGAAACTATAGCTGATTCAATCTCTATAGTTGGAGGGGGAACAACTACACCAACAAATGCAGATTATTTCCCTGCTACAGGATCATTAATTTTAACAGTTGCAAATCATGGTTTATCAGGCCCTACACAACATTCAATAACAACTGCCAATTATAATCCTCTTGCTGGTATTATGACTGTGACTATTCCTAGTCATGGTTTCTCAAATGGTGATGAAGTTAAAATTGCAGATGAATCTATAGGTTGGAAGTGTTCATTAGACCAATTTACAGCAACCAAATATTATCCAAGATCCACAGATCCTATTAGTGATTCATGGCTACCCATATCAAACAAGACAGACGACACCTTTGAAGTATTTGCTGGTATTACTACTAGATTAGATTACACAGTCTCTGGTGCGGACTACACCCCTTCTGTGGGTGTGATGACAATGAGTATTGGAACTCATGATCTAACAGCTGGACAAAGTATTAAGTTTAGAGATAGTTCATTAGGTTTTTCATGTACTGCTGACCAAAATACTGACACCAAATATTATCCAAGATCTAAAGATCCAGTTTACAATACTGCTGTTGCAATTACAGGTGTTGCTGGAACTACAATTACTGTCAACGTTGGTATATCAACAATAGTCAACTATAACATTAGATTTGCTGACTATACACCAGCATCAGGTATTATGACCGTTTCTGTTGACAGAAATCATGGTTTCCAATCTGGCGAATCAATCAAGTTCAAGCCTGGATCTGTTGTATTCAAGTGTGATCAAGACGGATTCCAAACTAATCATTTCTATCCAAGACCACAAGATCCTTACTATGATAAACCAGTTACTCTTGTTAGTGCTGCTGGTACTATCTTTACAGTCAATGTAGGGCCTACAACATCATCCAATATCTATCAATTCTTACCTAATCAGGGTGTTGCTGTTGATGGTGTGATATCTGGTGGTGACTATCCATATACACTAGTTGGTGTTGGAACTGATGCAGTGATTACTGGTGGTGGAGATTACACTCCATATGTGTATGTTTCATCAAATGCAAATAACGTTCAAAGACCATCACAAAAAATAGGCATTGCTACTGGTGGATTATCATTCAAGTGTGCTAAAGATAACTATGCAACTATTCATGCATATCCTCGTCCTACAGACCCTGCACATAACGTTAATTTAGGAATCATATCAGCAACAACAAATACCTTTGAAGTTAGAGTTGGTGTATCCACAATAGCAGAAAGATCTATCTCAACATCCACCTACAATGCTGGAACAGGTCAACTGACAATGACAGTGGGAGCTGGACACAGTTACACTGCCCCAAGTCTCCACACAATTTCGACGGCAACGTATAATGCTAGTACTGGTGTACTAGAACCAACCATTGCAAATCATGGTTTCGTTGCTGGTGAATATGTTAAATTTGATTTAGAATCAATTTCATTCAAATGTGATCTAGATGGATATACTGCAACTAAGGCATATCCAAGATATTCCGATCCATACCTTAACAAGTGGTTATCAATATACAACGTTGGTGTAAACACTTTCTCTGTATTTGTTGGTGTATCTACTATTGTAAATGCACATACATTCCAAAGCGCAACCACTGGTGGTTTGAAGAAGGCAACTGATACAGTTGGAATCAATACTGCATCTATTAGATTTACATGTGCTAGAGATAATTTCGCAACAGAACACGCATATCCTCGTCCTGATGATCCTATTGGTGGTAATGTGTCTGTTGGTATCGGATCAACTTCTGCAACTACACTGACTATCAATGTGGGTGTGTCTACAATAGTCAACTATGGTATTACTACTGCAGCATACACTGCAAGTACAGGTATCATGACTGTATTCTCGAACGTTCATGGGTTCAACGGTTCATATACTAAAAACGTAGAATTTGCAACTTATGATGCTGGATCTGGCATTATGACCGTGACATCTGCTGGACATGGGATGGTTACTGGTAATAGAGTTCAATTTGAAAGAGACTCTATAAGATTCAGATGTAAGATGGATGGCAGAAAAACAATTAAGAGTTATCCAAGAAGAAAAGATCCATCTGATCAAAAATGGTTGTCAGTCACAACTGTTGATCTTGATAAGTTTACTGTTAACGTAGGAACTTCGCCTCTCGTTAACCATACTCCTACAAGTGGATCATACGATCCGTTTACTGGATTGATGACTATTGATATTGGATCTCATACACTTAAGAAAGGAACTTCTGTCAAGTTAAAAACAAATGGATTTAAATTTACTTGTGCCTTAGATAATCATGCGACATTCCACTACTACCCAAGAAAGAGTGGATTGAATGGCCCAGACCCTGCTTACAATACTGCTGTTAAGATCACTTCTACAACAGATACTACAATTACTCTGGATGTAGGAACATCATCTAATCAAACTGCACACATACTTGTTTCTGCTGTCAATAATGCAGTTATCAGTGGTGGTAATTATATTCACACATTTGAGAACGCAAAACTTGGTGGAATGTTGATTGCTAGGGATACTCTTGGTCTTGCAACAGATTCATATACATGGAGATGTTCTCAGGACAACTATGCCACAGATCACACATATCCTAGAAGCACTGACCCAATACACAATGTAGAAGTTGGTGTTGTTACTTCTACCACAGATACATTCACAATCAATGTAGGTATTACATCAAGAGTTGTGTACAATGTGACTAACGCCACTTATGATGCAAATAGTGGATTAGCAACAATAACTACTGACTCATCACATGGATTGTCAACCACGACATCAGTAGGACTGGTGACAGGTGGATTGATTTATTCATGTTCAATGGATCAATATGCAACAGAGCATCCATATCCTAGAACTACAGACCCTGCACATAACGCTGCATTATATCCAACTGCTGTCACATCAAATAACATTACTCTTAATGTTGGTGTTTCTACTAGAGTTGCATATAATATTAATCATGCAGACTACCATGAGTCTATAGGTGTCATGACAGCATTCTTACCAGTTGTTCATGGTATTACTACTGCTGCTGGAGTTGGTAGAAATGTTAAATTGGAAACTGAGTCAATTCTATTCTCATGTTCTCAAGATAACTATACTACAAAACAATTCTATCCAAAGGGAGGAGACCCTTACTACAATGGATCTTTAATTACTAGAGTTCTCAGTAATACTCAGATTGAAACTCAGGTGGGCCCATCTACTACACCTAGTTTCTACAACTCTGGTGGTAAGATCCAAGGTGTTATTCTTGCACCTAGACTTATTAATAATTCTCTTAGTGGAACTGACTTTGCTGCTGGTGGTACGTTTGTTGATAAGATTATTGATGGTAAAACATATGTCGTCAATGTTGGTATTTCTACTGTAGATCACAACTATGCTAGAGCTGGACTTTCACAAGCTGGTAAGAGAATTGCATCTTCCATAGAACAAGGATTCTCAGGATTTGATGTAGTGGAAAAAATAGATGCTGCAAACTTTAAAGTCAATGCTGGATTATCAACTCAAGTTGCCTTGTATAAGAGAGGTGGTGAAGTTACTAAACCTGTATACGTTGATATTGTAGAACCAGATGGATATTTCAATAAAAGTCTAGAATATGTTTCTGGTACTAGTGGTGTTGGAACAAATGCAAAGGCAGACTTCCGTATCAATGTTGATGGTAATATTGCTGAATACGCTATCCTAGAAGAGGGAACAGGATTCAAAGTTGATGATAAACTTACAATCAGTGGTATCGCAACAGACCCAAGAGTAGGTGTACTAACGGAATTCCAATTAACAGTCCAAGAATTAGAGAACGATAGTTTCTCTGGATTCTATCCTGGCCAATTTATCCTGTTTGATGATATTGCACCATTCTTTAATGGTAGTCGTAAGAAGTTTACTCTATCAGTAACAACTTCTGGTAATACTGAAATACTAAGTCTCAAGACTCAGCCTGGTAGTGATATGGATATTACAAATAATATCTTCATCTACATCAATGATATCTTACAAACACCACAATCTGCTTACACTTACAAAGGTAGTAGAGTAATCTTTAGTGAGGCACCAAAACCAAATTCTAAGTGTGCCGTATTCTACTTTAGAGGATCTAAGAGAGACGTTGAAACTGTGGATCCAATTTCAACCTTGAAACCTGGCGATACTGTTCAGATCAAAGAGAATAAGTTTGATGTTACCGACATAGATCAGTTTGAAAGAACAAGTAAGAGAATTGTTGCTTCCGATCTTCTTGAGACATTTACATACGATAGTATTGGAATCAATACAGCACAGGACGCAGATAGACCTCTATCATGGGAGAAACAGAAGGGAGATCAAATTCTTTCTGGTGTATTGATATCCAAAGCAAGACCTAGTTTGAAGAGTAAGATTCTCCCTACAACTAGATTAATTAAGAATCTTGGTAAGACTGATGATGTAATTTACGTTAATAACGTATTCCCATTATTCACTAACATTGATAAGTTAATTCAGTCCGAAAGAAACATTCAGATATTTGATGATGCTGAGATTCTACCAGGCGTTGTAACTTCTATTGTTTCTACATCTTCTAGTATATCCTCACTAACTGTTAGTTTTGGTGGTACTGGATATCAGAACCTACCAAATCCAAATGTTGCAATTTCAAGTGCATTAATTAAACGTAAAGACCCAATCAAGAACTGGAGATTTGATGGAATTAGTGGTATTATTCAACTTGTTGAATTTAAAGCAATTACACAACAAGAACCAATAGTTGCCGTAGGTTCAAGTAGTTACTATATCAATACTAAGAGTGGTACTTTCTGGGAGAGAGGACAGATTGGATTTGGTAATACTGTTCAGTTCAATGGTGTAGGTGTTGGATACTCTTCTTCCAATGTCAGTAAGTATGTCATGGCTGTTGGTGATGGTGGTTCAATGGCAAGATCAGTCTCTATAGGTAACAGTCTTTCTAGTTGGGATGTCATTGATCTAAAAGAGAAGAGAACTATCCCTGCAATCAACCAGACAAATACCTTTGATAGTACATACATTGGAAGTTTCAAAGATGTACTTTGGGAACCTTCTATTGATACATGGGTTGCAGTCGGTGCTGGTGGATCTATATTTACTGCGGTTGGTCTTACAACAGCCGAGGCATTCAGTCAGTTCTCTGGAAGTTTAGAAACTTTAAATTCAGTTGCATTTGGTCAGGGTGAATTTATTGCAGTTGGTGGTGGCGGTGCTGTCATCGCTTCTAATGATGGTTTAATATGGTCAGACAAGGTAAGTAATACTGTTCAAGATATAAATGATGTCATCTTTGATGGTAGTAGATTCATCTATGTTGGTAACAACGGAACAATTGGTATCTCTACTAATAAAAACTTCTGGCAACCTTGGAGTCAACAGTTGCCTGCTGGGACACTACACCCTGCAACATTTGATTTCAAGAACATTAAATACTTCAATAACTTCTATATTGGTATTAGTACAGTCGGTAAGATGTATTATTCATTCGATTTGGCTAACTGGAATGAAAGATTGATAGATCAACCAAATGAAATTCGTGATCTTACTAATACTACCTTCGGTGATTTTAATAGTACTAGAATTATCGCAGTTGGAAGTGCAACAACTCAGTTCTATGCAGACCCAGCCATTAACAGGGCAACTGCTAGTGCGTCTGTGACTTCTGGAGTAATCACATCAGTCACTGTGACCGATGGTGGATTTGGTTATGATGTTGGTAGTTCACCTCCAGTTATAGTTCAATCTGATAGAACTAAGAAGGAAGATGTATTCTCAGTTAATGCAAGAGGTGACTTTGGTGATATTGTAGGAATAAATACATCGATGCCTGGTTCTTCTGACAGATTACCTAAATTAGAATTTACTCTTAAATCTCAATTTAACGACAACACAAACTTAGGTTATGGTTATTCTTCACTAAATGCTCTTGGAGTCAACTTTAGTGGATTACAACAGGGAGATTACTTTACTATTTTCGATAGTCCTCTACTTGTTGGACACGCACTTACTGGTATTACAACTTCTTCTGGAGCAAACGTTCCTGTGGGAATGGTCACATCTGGTGATTATCTAGGTGGCACATTCCGAGTAGAGGAAGTTACTGGAGCTGGTGATGCAGTTTCTGGACTTACTACTGTAACGTGTTCATTCTTACCTGGCCCTGTAACTTTTGGAAATAATCAAATCCAAGTGGGTCTTGCTGGAACTTCAAATGTTGATACCTTCTGGGGTAGATATAGTTGGGGTCAAGTCTACGGTTATCAGAATCGTGGATCAGGTAATCCAGATGAATTTTTCGTCAATACTATGAATGGAAACACTGGACTATCGACTGCTTCTGTAGTTTCCAGAAAGAAGCCATTAACTTAACCCCTAAATAAAACAAAAAGACTAGTTTTTTTAAAATGCCTGCAATTATATCCGAACAGTTTAGAATTTTAAATGCCGAAACTTTTGTACAGAGTTTTGTCGGAGTCGGATCTACTGTTAACAAATATTACGCTTTCATGGGATTACCTAATTCCATAGAACCGAAGGCAGGCGGTACTGCCACATGGGCAACTAACACCCCTGCACCTTTAGATGGATTTGAAGAGGAGTACTCTATCAAAGAGTCTATCATTGCAATGAAAAAAGTTACGGATAAAGATGTTCGTAGACTTGTTAGAAAAGTATCATGGGTTGCTGGAACAACTTATGAGATGTACAGACATGACTATAATATTTACAATCTTACACCAATTACTTCACAGGGTAGTTTGTACGAGGCAAATTACTACATAGTGAATGAAGACTTGAAAGTTTACGTTTGTCTGCAAAATGGATCAGACCCTGAGAACCCAAAGGGAAGGCCTTCATATGACCAACCCACATTT